ATTTGGATAATATCCCAAACCTAGAGTCTGAAGAGATGGTAGCTTGGTTAACAGTCTCTGCTGATGCCATGAATGAAAACCCACTCCGTCTATTTTTGAGGTAGCACATTCCATAACATCGAACGTCTGCCTTGCAAGCTTCCCAGAATATAAAGAATAATCTATTTGCTTCCCTGAAGTCTGGAGCACCCACGTCGATTTTAGTCCACTGCAAGTACATATAATGAGACCCAGTAATATAAGTAGGAACATCTTTGTTATAGAACCAATAACCTTCATCGCGTTTGGTAAATTCTGTATCAATATATGCATTCCACTTATTTTTAAATTCATTGGGTAAATCTTTCCAATCAAATATAGTTTTTAACTTTGAAAGTTCTTTTGGATATTCTGATTTACTCCATTTATTATTTCCTTTATCTAAGTTCTTTGGTGCTGGAGGCAATGCTATTTTTAAATTTTGTATGCTATACACATCACCAATCTGCCCGGTCTTACTGATAACAACCACGTCATGGTCCTTATCGTATCCATATTTCCACTTTTTTGCTTTATTAAGCCTTTTAATCGTATTGATTTTTATAGGCTCTATAACGTGATATAATGATTGCTCGTACATTACTTAGATCTTCTTTCTGCAAAGCCTTTAAATGACTCTGCTCTTTCTTCTATATTCTTACCTTCTAATAATGCTTTTTCAACTTCGATTCTATTTAAGATCTCAAATGCATCGAATATTGCGAGCTTTTTAGTGGCTGCAGCGTTCTTGAGTCGATCGGCTGAAACATCATCATCAGTTTCAACAATCGGCTCTTTAGCGACTTTGATGAGTTCTTTGACTGCTTCATAACCAGCTTGGATTATATTCTTTTTCTGTTCCTTGACGTTCATACTTAATCGATATTGAATTAGTTGGTACTCTGTATAATCTTTCACCATCAACAATAAATTCGTATTCACTGCTTGGTGTAAAACCAACTAAATCTTCCTTTTCTATATCATTAAGTTCTTTATCAACGTATTTTATAATTCCACGCAGTGGAACTTCTTTTTCATTTAATAATATATTATTTGATAAAATTGGTTTAACAAAACAAAAACCTTTAGGCGCTTGCCATTTACCGTTTCGTTTGTATAAAAATATTTGATCAGAGGTTACAAAGTATTCATCTTCTTTATAATAGCTTCTGCTATTTTTTTCTTTACCTCTTACATCATACCATCTTCTAAAAACATTGTGATGTAATATAACCTCATCATTAACTTGTATTTCAGTTTTTTCTGATTTAGGTGTTGCTGTCACTATTCCAACACGACTAACATATTGATGATCAGAAATTTCTGTATTTAGCAGAAGTTCTTGACCATCAATATATTTTTTATTATCGTATCTTTCGTTTTTAGGTTTAACTATAAAGTTAAATAAACTTTGCATTAATATTCTAAGTTATATTCAACGGCTATAGCCATATTCTTATTAAAATCTTTCCACGGTAATACTTCATTTCCTTTTTTAATAAAGATAGAAAACTTGTCGTCATTTTCTACGATGTCACATATTATGTGTCCACCATATACTTCTTGACCTACAGAATAATGCATAGCGTCATTCTTATAGTCTCTACCTATACTAATTTTTCTTACCAGTGACATGATTTTATTCTGCCTTTAATACTTCTGGTCCTACAACTTCTTCTTCTTCGATTGGTTTATAGGTTCCATCTTGGATATTGATTTGAACTTTACCGTACTTTTCTTCAAGTTTAGCTTGGAATTTGTTTAAATCAGATTGAACTTCAGCAGCAGCATGATTAATTTGATGCTTTTGTAATTCAAGGTTTCCAATTTGTGCTGCAGCATTATTTAGTTTTCCTACATAACCTTGCAGTTCTTCTAATTGTTCTTGGGTAATTTTGTTTTCACTCATGGTTTTTAAATTAAAATTAAATTGTTAATAAATTAAATTGATTATTCAGGCTGCTGTACTTCTTCTTCAGCTGGAGCCCAAGGCATTTCTACCTCTACATTTTTTGGTGTTATTTTTTCGCTAATTGCTTTTTCAATCACTTCATTCATGTGATCAACTGGGTGATTAGCTTGTGCCCATGCAATTACGTCTGCTTCTGTTAAATTAGCAAGATCCGTAAAGTTTTCTGAATCAGGTGCACCGATTGGACAAGCGCCGTTAAATACTGAGCTTTCTCCAGAATCAGCATCTGTACCTTTATATTCAAAGTTAACGTGTGTGATCACATCTGACAATCCGTCAAGTGATGGTGCTTTTTTCATAGCCGTGATCTTCCATTCATAAGATAAATTCATAATTAATATTTTTAATTGTTTGTGTTATAATTTATTATTACTTGTTTTACTGATTTTCTAAAGTTTCGATTCTAGCTCGCAAACTATCATTATCAGCTTTTAATTCTTTTATTGCTTCAACTAATAGTGGTATTACTCTTTCGTACTGTATTGTTTTATATTTATCGCTTACAGGTGCTTTATCAACTATTTCAGGTAATACAGCTTCTACTTCTTGTGCAGATAATCCAACTTCTTTCTTTTTCTTATATCCATAACCTTGTGCAATTTCATTTGGATAATAATAAAAACCATTTAATTGGTTTACTTTATCAAGCGCATTAGGTATATTTTCAATTACATCTTTTAGTTGTATATCTGAATAGTTTGATTGTACAGTACCTGCAATTCTTATTGAATATCCTGTAGCATCTAAATGTGCATAATAGTTTGTGTTATTATAATCCCAAAACTCCGCAGCTTTCATTCTTAAGCTTGAGTTTATTTCATGTCCAGATGTAAAGCCTGCTGCTGCACTACAAAACATATATGGTCCAACGTATGATCCACCTTCTAATCTAGAATGATATACCGCACCCCAAAAATCCATTGATATAACAGTGTTATAATAATTTGAACCATTACCATGATTACATATAATGTGATTATGCCACCCCGATCTACCAGCAAATGAACCAGAGGTTTGTTGAAAACTTATACTATTAGTCCCGTATCCACTAATACCTACGCCATCAATTGTACCTGATATTCTATTTGTAACTGTTAATCCACTAATCTGACTTACGCTATTAGGATCTATATAATAACCTGTATTGTTTGAATCATAGAATATTGGTGCTCTCATAGAAGAGGACGACTCTATTAGCCCCATGTAATGATTAGACCAGTTATTTGAAGCGCCAGCTCTCCAATACCAAGTTGTTGGTGTATGACCACCAGCGCCATTATTACAAGTTCTGTAATTTATGTGTATATCTGAGTGTTGCGCACCAATCATTAATTCAGCGCCGTAGCCTTTTAGTTCCATTGTATCGTAAGCATGGTTTCTACCAATTTCAGAACCAGCTCCTGCACCAGACAAAATACCATTAAAATGAATAGTACTCAAGAAAGATTTACTAGCAGGGTCTACATAATAACCTGTGTTGTTTTGGTCTATAAAGGAAGATGCATACATAGAACCACCTGATATTATATTACCATTATTTTGGTCAAATCTTATTTTTTCATATGATGTTCTATTTCCAGAAACTCTTGAAGGAACCGTAAAGCTTCTTATATTTCCTGCACTACTTTCTGCTGTTACACAAAAATAGTTATTAGGGTTGTCGTGATATAATCCCCAACCAGTGTACGGCTCATAATCTACAAAAACACCTGTCCAACCTTCAGCTGTAACCTGTTGCATACCAAAAGCAGCACCTGATGATCCTGTTCCAGAGGCATTAAGTAATAAAGCTGGTTTATTATAATTTTGAGCATTATATGACCCTGCTGCAACAATAGAATTACCAGTATCTGTAAAGTCTGCTCTATATGCTGTATTATCTGAATCATAAAATACAGGTGCCCTAAAAGATGTTCTACTAAAAGCATAACCACCACCGTAGTTCATATCAATATTCCCGCTAGAACTATATTGTAAATGTAAATTACCACCAGCATTCCATACCTGATCATAATTTATATTCATATAATTACCATTACCAGCAACAGTTAATTTATGGGCAGTTGATGTTCCAATTTGTGCACCACCAGCTGTCTTTATAGCGCTTATAGCGCCTGTTGAGGCAGGGTCTATATAATACGTTGTATTATTTGAATCATAAAATATTGGTGTTCTTACTGACTCGGTAAATGTAAAATGTTGAGTTCCCCAGCCAATATCTCTACCCATTTCAAAATCAGTTCCATTATAATACATAAATGAATTT